CATGACATGCACCAGCACGCTTTACGATCTGGTGGAGGTGTATGATCGCGATGTGCTGGAGCCGATGTCGGAACTGAACGGCTGGGAAGAACACCTACGCCCCCAGATGGCAGTGAACGAAATAAGCGATCGCGACCTTGAGCAAGTGATGGCGGCGTTGAAGGATCTCGCGACTGCCGGTGCGCCCTTGATGCCCGACGATCCGGCGGTGGGTGAAGTCTACGATATGCTGGGCTTCAGCCGACCGCCAGAACGCACCGACGAAATGGACCTTTCGCTGAACCCGGGCCGGAATGAGCCAAAGAACCCGAACGATCCGATGCCGGAAGATGGCCCCGAAAAAGGCATCGCGAAGCGCCGCGTGATCAAAAACCGGCAGCGTCGGCGCAGACGCGCGGCCTAGAATTGGGGGCTGGTCAGCTTCGCCGGTGATGGGTAAGTATGCCCATCTGCAGGAGGCAAGCGATGGCTGAAGTAACGCGCAACGGTGATCGCATCGAAATCGGCGAAAGCGTACGGATCGAAAAGGGGCCGCCGCTTCGCCGCCGCAAGGCCACCACCGAAGCACTTTCCGACACCGCCACCGCCACGCACTATCAGCTGGGTTCACTTGATGCGCTTGGCAAGCCGATCGAGGAAGGCAAGATGTTCGCCTTCCTTGATTACTTCGCCGAACCGGTTTTCTATGTGTTCAAGCGCCGGGCGATCACCGCCGAAGACCAGCAGTTCGCGCTGCAGCCCGATGGCAGCACGCCGCCGCTGAACGACGACACCACGAACATCCGTGAATACACCTACATCTTCGAGGATCGCGGCACCCGCGCCACCGAAGATGAGGCGATCGAACTGGGCCTTCAGCTGGCCGCCGAGGGGGAGTAAACGCGATGCCGTTCCTGAACGACAACACCTTGGATAACGGGCTGGCGGCCCTGAAGGCGGCGGCGGATCGCATCTTCATCTGTTCGCAGGAACCCGCCACCTACACCCAAGCCACTTCCACCTATGCGCTGGGGAATAAGGATCTCGGCGGCGCGGGCACGGTCTATCCCAATCCGATTACCGGCGGCGCGCCTTCTGGCCGCAAGCTCACCAGCGCGCCGGTGGTTGCCGGTGCTCCCGGAAGCGTAACCGCCACCGCCACGGCCACGCACAACGCCGTGGTTTCTTCGGGCGCATCGCGGCTGGAAGTCGCGCAGGCGCTGGCGGCTTCGCAGGTGGTCACCGCGGGCAACACCTTCACCCTTACGGCACAGGATGTTCGACTGCCCAACGTAGGCGGATAAGCGGCCAGCCCTTTGCCGGCAGCTAATCTCCTTAGGGGTATCGCATGCCTACATTTTATGATCGCGTTAAGGTTCTCACCGCCACGGCTGGCGCTGGCCCCATCACGCTTGGTGCAGCTGTTCCGCCGCATCGCACCTTTGCTGGCGCAGGTGTTCCACATCGGGCCGTGGTTTCGTACTTAATCGAAGATGGTGCGTCGTGGGAAACCGGCCGGGGGTTCTATGATGCCGTCGCCGGTGTGCTGACGCGCTTCCAATTCCAGAGCAGCAACACCGGCGCGCAGCTGGTGCTTTCTGGCAATGCCACGGTGAGCATTATCGGCAGCGCTGCCGATCTTTCCGCCCTCAGTTCGGGGCAGGGAGTTGCCCGGCGGTCGAATATCATGACAGTGCTGCCCCACCAGCCAATGGCGGATGCCGGCACCGGCGCGACCGCGCGCACCTTCCACCTCCTCCAGACGATGGAGGCCCACTTTGACGGGGTGCGGATCGGCTTCGTCAACAATCTTGCCACGACGCAAACGATCAGCTTCGCGGTGGCCTCGGCAAATGCTCCGGGCCTGAACGCGGACGCTTCGACGCGCGATCCAACGGCCGCTGGCGGAACGTGGGTTGCAGGAACCTTCGCCGGCGCGGCCACCGCGATCACCAACCTTCCGACCGTCACGACCAGCGCCGCCACGCGCAACGCAGCGCCTGGCATCACCTGGAGCGACTGGATCGGCCTCTCCTCGATCGATCGCCTTGATGGTGGTTTGCCGTTGCTCCACCTTCGGATGTTGGTAACCCCAACGTCCGGCAACGTGCCTACGTCGATCGTTGGCACCGGCGGGAACACCTTCCAAGACGAAATAGAAGCGGCGTACGCCGCCGGCCGCCTCTTCCGGATTCGTGAGTACGCCGGTGACGCGCTTGCCGACAAAACGCTGATGACGAGCAACCTGCAGACGTGGACCCTGCCGGTTGTGATCATCCAATATCTTTCGCGCACCGAGGGTCATTCGCTCCTCGTTCTCGGCGACAGCATCACCACCGCTGCGAATCTTCCCACCTGGACAACCAAAAGCACGCAATGGCCATTTATTCTTCGCAATCGCCTTTCGCGCCCTGATCGGCCTGTAGAGCTGATCAATGCAGGCTGGTCATCGCAGTCGATGCCGGATTTCGCAAACCGCTTCGTCAAGATGGTGGCGGACGGAATTGCCCCCACCCTTGTCGTTTCGGCCGGCTACTCGCCCAACACTTTCACGTCTATCACCGCCGTGGAGGAGGCCAGGTGGCGGGCCGGGCTGAGCCGGATCGTCGCGGCCGCGCGCTCCATCGGTGCGCCAGTCATGCCTTGGGGCACGCTGCCCAGCGATCCATCAATCAAGCCTTTTGGTGCCACCGATGCAAAGCGCGTTGCCTGGCATAACCGGCTTCTGCAGCACCCCAACTTTGTCGATGTCCGCACTCTTGTCCCAGTGACGATCGACGGCAACGGGCAGGAAGTGCCGGCGGCAGGCTACTTCTCCGATGGTCTTCATCCGACAACCATGCTTGCGGGTTTGATGGCCGACGCAATGACGCCCACCTCTTCCCTCCTGCTGGCATAAGTGCTTGGCTTCGAGCCGCTTGGCTCCGGCCCTCTTGCCAGTTCCGGCGAAGGAACGGCGATTGCCTTACCGGTTGCCGCTGGGGCGGCCGTGGTGTCATCAGCTTCGCTGGGACAAAGCCATGCTTTAGCGACGGTTTCGGTTACGACCGCCACAGCAGATGTGGCCGCGCCGCAACTACAGATGCTGGCGATCGCGATGCCTCTGCCGGTGCAAAGCGCGCCCCCGGTGATCACCGCACCCGCGCTGGCACAGCTTCATGTGCTGGTGCCCGCCAACCTTTCCACCGGGCCGCCGGCACCCACCGCCAGCACGCTTTCGCAGGTTCACGGGCTGGCGGCCGTGGGCCTTTCCACTTCATCCCCTTTAATCACCGCATCCCAACCCCGCCAGTCGCAGACGCTGGCAGCAGTAGCGGTGGCCAGCGCAGTGCCGGGCCTCGGGGCCGCGGCGATCGCGCAGGTGCACGGGTTTTCGGCGGTGCCGGTTTCCCCCGGGCCGCCTTCGATCAATCTAGCGCAGATCGTTCAGCAGCAAGCGCTGGTGCTGCCCGCCCTAAGTCTGCCCGCACCCACCATCAGCGCGGCCGCCCTGGTGCAGCAGCACGATCTGAGTGTGCCCGCCGTGGCAACCGAGCTGCCCCAGATCGCTGTTGCTACCTTCGCCCAGCAGCACGGCTTCGCTTCCCTAGGCATCGGCACAGCGGCCCCGGCAGTACAGGCCTCTAGCCCGCTATCCGTGCATGCCCTGATGGCACCCACGCTGGCGGCCGACGCTCCCCAGATCACGCTGGCACACCTGCGGCAGCGGAACGATCTGGGTGTGGCTGGTGTGGTCACAGGATCGGCAGCGATTAATCCCGCGCTGCTTCTGCAGCTGCACGCCCTGTTCGCACAACCGGTCAACGGTGGCGCGGCGCTGATCGAGCCTGCGGTGGCCATCGAACAGACTCACACGCTGCCGATCGCGGTGGTGGAAACCGGCGCGCCCACCATCAGCTTCGCCAGCCTGCTATCCGAACACGCGTTGGTGGCGATGTCGATGGAAACCGGTGCGGTGCAGCTGCAGGCGGCGCTTATCCGGCGGTGGGTGGTGCCGCCCGCCTGGCGCACGGCCCGGGCTTCCCCGGAGAGCCGAATCGCGGTAGCTGATCCCCAAGTGCGCGTAGCGCGCGCAACAGCGTAGGAAGGGGGCGGCGCGATGAAGCCATGGCCAGCAAAAGACCCCGAGGAAGTGCTTGATTACGGCTTCGATTGGTCAAAGCGCCAGATCGGCGAAGATGTGATCGTGCAGTCCACTGCCCAAGTGATCGAAGGCGATGTGGTGGTGAACGAACATGGCCCCGGCCCGGTGCTGGATTGCCCACACGGGCAGGGCACCGTCACATGGCTTTCCGGCGGCACCGCTGGCACCACCTGCCTCATCAGGCTGCACATGATCACCACCAGCGCCCGGCAGCTTGAGGAAACGCTGAAAATCAAGATCAAGGAACGCTGATATGGCCGAAGTGGATGTCGGCGCTGAAACCTACCCTTCGTTCGGCACGCTGGATTTCGCCGATATGTTTCTGGGGGGCGATGTGATGCGCGCCACCGCATGGGCGTTGCGCAACGAAGATGCGCGAGGCCGTGGCATGGCCAGCGCCACCCGGCTGATGATGCAGCTGCCGTGGGTGGAAGCGCCATCGATCGATGATGCCCCCGTGGTGGTGCAGGAAGTTCAAGCCATGCTGGCCGCCGATCTGCTGGCGAAGCCCCGCCTGTTCGCCGATGCCAGCGGCAGCAGCAATGTAAAATCGGCCAAGGCTGGCAGCGCACAGGTTGAGTTCTTCCGGCCGATTGAGGGTGGGCCGCCCATCCCCATGGCCCTGTGGAACATGCTGCTGAATGCACAGCTGGTGCGCCTGCCGGGCGATGGCGAAAGCATCAATGCGGGCGCGATGGTTTCGGGCATCTGCGGCGGCGCGCGTCCGCTTGGCGGCCGCTGCTGGTGGGAACATGAGCTGGCCGCGGGGGACCGCGACTGATGGGCAACGAAATCTTCGGCATCGATCTGGCGGGCATTATCGGCGATGCGATTGGCGATCAGGTGTTTCCCGTCACGATCACGCGGGAGCGCCGGGGCGCGCGCGATCCGAACAACCTTACGGGTGGCCGCCAGCCACTGCCGCCGCTGCAGTTCAAGGGCACGGGCTTCTGGGAAGACTTCGATGGCCGCCCCAGCCCCGGCATCACGGTAGAACTGAACGACCGCCGGGGGGTGCTGATCGGCGACACCTTCGACGCGGGCGCGCTGCCGGCGCTGCGCAACGATCAGATCACGGTGCATGAACCGATGGGCGATCTTTCGTTGTTCGTGAAAGGCCCGGTTTCGCGCGATCCGGCTGGCGCGGTCTATGTCTACCAGTGCGGCGATCGCCGCGGCCCCGATGGGGTTTAGCGAGTGCCGGTTTATGAAGACCCTGTAGAGCGGCTGAACCTGCTGCTGGATCAGCAGGAGGTGCGGATTGCCACGATCTTCCGCACGGCCATCGACGGCCTGAAAAACGAAATCGACCTGAACGACCTGGCCAACCTAATCGAGCAGGGCCGCTTGAACGAAGCGATCGACCGCCTGCAGTTCGCCGCCGAGCAGCTGGGCAGCGCCTCCAATGTGGCGTTCATCACCAGCGGCCAATCCACCGCCACCTTCCTGAATGCCGCCGGTGTCGGCCGGGTGGTTTTCAACGAAGTCAGCACCTTCGCGGTTGAAGCAATGCAGCGCAACCGGTTGGAGCTGATCCGCGAGTTCGCGGACGAACAGCGCCGTGTTGCCAGCACCGCCATGATCACTGGCGTGGAAGGCGGCGCGAACCCTCGGGCGCAGGCGCGCAACTTTCGCGATTCGGTGGGGCTTACCGAAAACCAGTGGAAGCACGTTGCCAGCTACCGCGCCGTATTGGAGCGGGTGGGCAGCGGCGAAGGCGCGCAGATGGATGCGCTCAACCGGGCGCTGCGCGATGGGCGGGGTGATGCGCAGATCAAGCGGGCGATCCGCGACAGCAAGCCGCTGAAGCCCGAAAAAGTGGATTGGCTGGTGGAGCGATACAGCGCCCGTTATGTGAAGCACCGCGCCGAGGTGATCGGCCGCACCGAAGCCTTGCGCGCGGTAAATCAGGGAAACGAGGAGTCGTACCGGCAGGCGATCGCCAGCGGCACCATCGCGGAAGATGCGATCGAGCGGCAGTGGCGCACCCGGCTGGACGGCCGCCAGCGCGACACGCACGCGCTGCTGAACGGCACGAAGCGGCGCTGGGGCGAAGCATGGGAAACGAGGCACGGGCTGATCAAATATCCCGGCGATCCTGATGCGGCTGCATCCGAAGTGATTCAGTGCCGCTGCGCGCTTCTAACCCGCATTCGGCAGCGCTGAACGGCGGGACTATACGAGAGCCGCGAGTCGGGTTAGAAGCTGGCGCAGGGCACACCGACGCCAAAGGCGCAGGCCCGCGCACCACCACCGCGAAACGCAAGTGTTTTGGAGTCGGTGGGTGTCCGTAATCAGCGCATCAAAGATCGCTAAAGTGGACGAAGCCCTCGGGCTGGTGTTCGGCTACGCCATCGTGTGCAAGGTGGACGGCGAGGATTATTACGATCTGAATGTGGATCACGCGGGCGACTATGCCGGGAAGCGCGTGCCCGAACACATCACCGAAGATTGCATGCTGAAAGCGGCCGCCGACGCGCAGGCCGATGGCCTCCTGAACGGCAACGAAATGCACGATGGCCCGGACACCGGGCACTATGTGTTCATGTTCCCGCTTACCACCGAAATTGCCAAGGCGCTGGACATCACCGCCAAGCGCACCGGGCTGCTGGTGGCCTACAAACCCGAGCCGGCCGTGCTGGAAAAGTTCAAGGATGGCACCTACACGGGCTTCAGCATCGAAGGTGCGCGCATCACCCACCAGATGGAGGAAGCCGCCTGATGCCGCTCCGCCGCCGTCTTACCGCCATCCGCCTCGACAAGATCGCGGCCGTCGATTCGCCCTGCCAGCAGCACGCCACGGTGGCCATCGTGAAGCGCGCGCCCGACGCACAGGCGATCGCAAAGGCCACCTTCCAGGAAGCGCTCGAAGGCCAGCTGGTGGCCAGCCGTGTGAACGAAGCTTTCTACAGCAGCTTCAACGGGCTCTGGGAACGGAACGATGCGTTCCGCACGGCCCTCACGGATGAACTGGCGGCTGGCGGCGATGGCGCGGCGGCGTCGGGCGATTATGTGGCCAGCGTCAAAGCGCTGGTGGACGAAGCCGTGACGGCCGCGCGCGCAGCTGGCGCGAACGCCACCGACGATCAACTGAACAAAGCACTCACCACCGCGGCCGAAAATTGGCTGGCCGCAAAGTCCACGCCGAAGGAGCAAGGCATCATGAAGATCACCAACAAGGCCGAACTCGGTTCGGCGATCACTTCCGCCCTCGCGAAGGGCCTTGCCCTTTCGGTGGGCGAGGTGGCCACGATCCAGAAAGCGGCAACCGATCTGGGAGCCGAAGACGCACTGCCGGCCGATGGTCCGCTGGCCAAGGCGGCACCCGCTGGCGATCCGGCGCTGGTGCGCAAGGTGGCCATTCTCGAAATGCCTGCCGATGTGCGCAAGCACTTCGAAACGCTCACCACCCCGGCGGATCAGGATGCGTTCCTGAAGATGGACCCGGCGGCACGCGCGGCCGATGTGGCGAAGCGCAACGAAGGTGATCCCGTGGTGTTCACCACCAGCGACGGCATCGAAATCCGCAAGTCCGATGGCCGCACCGCCGAGCTGCTCGCCCGCCAGAACGACAAGCTGAACAAGCGCGTCGATGAACTGGCGCAGGACCATGCGGAAGCTACGCTGCAGAAGCGTGCAGCCGCCTTCCCGAACGTCGCCGAAGATGTGGCGATCGATATGCTGAAGGGCGTTGATGCGGTCGGCCCCACCACCGAAAAGGGCAAGGCGCTGCAGAAGGCGCTGGATCGGATGAACGCGGCCAGCGGCAAGCTGTTCAAGTCGGTTGGCACCGATGCCGGCGGGCCGGGCGGCGATGTGCAGCAGGGCGGCGATGCGGCGGCGAAGTCCGAGTTCAACCAGGCGGTGGAAAAGGCCGCCGTGGACCTCAAGATTCCGCGCGCCGATGCAATGACGAAGGTGCGGCGCGATCAGCCCGAACTGTTCGCCAAGGCTTTCCCGGGTGCGGTTGAACCCGAGGACGGCGACGAAAACGCCTGATGCCCCACTAGCCCCGGCGGGTGATCCTGCCGGGGCACTGATGGCACCCGGCCAACTTAAGAGGAGAAGATCATGGCAGTGCAGCGGCAGACCGGCGCGCAGAACGACGCGAAGCCCACGGTGGGCGATCTGCGCCAGAAGCTTTACCGCTTCGCCAAGCGCGTGCCCTACGCGGGCCACCCCGGTTCCGGCTTCGCCCTGTGCGGCGCGGGCCAGCTGGCGGCCGGTGTGATCGAGGAGGGGAAGAACGCCCCCCAGCACACCAGCGTGGCCACCGGCAATCAGCTGAAGGTGGTGTGCGGCGCGCCCGTCGCCGCCGGCACCCGCATCGCTTCGGATGCCAACGGCGAAGCGATCACCGCCGTCGCCGGTGCCGAAGTGCTGGGGCAGTCCATCAACGCCACGGCGGTGGCTGGTGAAATGCTCGAAATCGAGTTCAACCCCTCGGGACCGATGGCCTAACCGCCACCGGCTCCCGCCCGGGGCTGATGTGAAGTGAAGTAATGCCAAGGCGCTCGGGCCTTGTGAACTGGAGGAAGCAATGTTGAAAATTCGCAAGGTCAACGACCTGCCGGGCAGCACCGCAAACCCGGACGAATATCTCACCAATTACAGCTATGCGATCATGCAGGACGCCGCCACCTTCGTGGCCGGCGTTGCTTCTTCCCGCATCCCTGTGATGAAGGAGGCCAGCAAATACAACGTTTATCCGCCGGGCTACTTCTGGCGCGATGAATCGCAGGTTCGCCCCCTCGGCGGCCGCCCCGTCCAGGTCAGCTACAAGCTTGGCGAGGGCACCTACAGTGCCGAGGAATGGGCGCTGGAACACACGATCGATGATCGGCAGCGCGCCAACGTCGCCACCGGCCGACAGATCAACCTGGACGAAAACGCCACCCGCCTCCTAACCGGGAAGCAGATGATCCGCGCCGATCGCATCTGGGCCGACAAT